CGACTTCGAACGTGCGGTCCACCGCGCGATCGCGGCCGGTGCGGGGAGCACGACAGGCGTTATGCTGGGGGATACTTCCAACTACAACTACAGCTCGTACAAAGGGGACCGCCAAAATTACTGGTCCTGGATCCAGCACTGGCAGGCTCAGCTTTCAAAAAAGATACTTGACCGCCAATTTAATCTCTGGATGGAGTGCCAAAGCTCGTACGATCCGATCGCCCGCCGGGTGCTCGATGCCGTCGGTGGAAAAGCTCACCGGATCCCGCGGGAGTGGCGATTCCAGAAACCGCCGTCTGTTGACCCTCAGAAAGACGCGCAGGCGTGGGAAGTACTCAAACGTATGGGGTGCTACTCAAACAACATGGTGTGTGCTGAGCTTGGTATCGACTACGGCGACGTTATCAACGACCTCGAAGACGAAAACGCGCAGGGGGTTTCAAAGTTCGTGGACGCCGTGCAGGCCTCGCTGAAGGAGGTACTGGCACATGACGCTTGAGATCCTCGCAGACTTGCGTGAAAAGTCATCGTGGACTTTTCGCGACGTGAAGAAGTACGCGCCTGACGCTCCGGACTACACGCTCAGCCAACGGCACTTGTCGACTGGCGACTATACGCTGGAAGGTCACGAAAGCGCCTGCTGCCTCGAACGAAAAAGCAGGAAGGACTTCATCAACACGCTGACGCAGGACACGCGCAGATTCCTGACGGAGTTTTCACGGATGGACAAAATGCGGTTTTCGGCCGTCATCGTGGAAGACCGGCTCGAAACTTTTTTAAGAGGGGAGACCTCACCGGGACAGATGGTGAGAAGGCTGGAAAATCCACGCGATTTTTTCTCGCAGTACCTCCTTTTTCGGTGCCTTTTTCCGCGCGTCCAATGGTACTTTTGCCGATCACCGGCAGAGGCTGAATTCCGCGCTTTTTCACTCCTTGCACTATGGGATGAACGACTGAATGGAAAAAAAATTTAAATTTGAACCGCTTTATTCCGGCTCGGTCCTGCACATTGACAGTTACGACCTGCCGATGGTGCTTGACCTGGACGGCGCGGACCTTGCGGGCCTGCCGGTCCCCGCCTGCTACGCTCACGCAGAAGACGCACAGGTAGGGACGATCGATGAAGTGCACATCGTCACCGACGACAAAGGGCGAAAGTCCCTGCACGCCGCCGGGACTTTTAACCTGGACGCCCCCGCCGCCCGGTACGTCATCGCAGAAAAAAAAGCTGGGAAAGTCTGGGAAGGGAGTATCCATACCCACTCCCTCTGGACTTTCGACATCGAAGAAGTAAAACCGGGGGAGAGCGCGGAAGCCAACGGGCAGGTTTTCATCGGCCCGGTCCTTATCGCTCGACGCTGGAAGCTGAAAGAAGGATCTTTTGTGGAGCTTGGCGGAGACGCCGGGAACCGCGCGGAAGTACTCGCTAGACTCAGACAGAAAGGAACTTTTACCATGACTGAAGAGCTGAAGGCCTATATTCAGGCCCTGAACTTTAACCCTGACGAAATGACGGCCGAACAGCTGGCGATCTTTGAGCGCTGCCTGCTGGAACGTACGGAAGCCCTCAAGACGGCCGGCGCAAGTGCCGACCTTGACGTGAACGGCAACCCCCTGCCGGGCGACGTGGACGAAGACGGAAACCCGCTCACCGACGACGAAGCGGCCGCCGACCTCGACGAAGAGGAAAAGAATCCGGAAGCCGCCGCCAACCTCGACGAAGAGGAAAAGAAGCCGGAAGCCGCCGCCGATCTGGACGCCGAAAAGAAGCCGGAGACCACGGCCAATCTTGACGAAAAGAAGCCGGAAGCCGCCGCCGCTTTTCGGCGAAGCAGAAGCCCGGCGACCGCTTTTCACCGCGCCGCGCCCTCAAAGCTGGCCGGAGCGCCTACCCGGAATCGCGCCTACACCGCGGCGATCCTTATGAGCGAAGGCGGGCTGAAAGCTCCGGAAGTGCAGGCGGCCGGAAAGTTCACCGACGACGAAATGACGCTCGCGGAAAGCCGGGCTTTTCGCGGCGCTACCTACGGCGGGATGCTCGCGGAAGTCTACGAAAGGACGACCGGCCGAAGTTACCGCGGGCAGAAGGACGACATCGCCTCTTTTGCGATGCGTGGTATGCTGATGCCGGAAGCGGCAGCAAGCGCGGGCTTTTCGACCCGCGACGCCATGGCCATTTTTGACGCGACGTTCCAAATCGCTTACAAAGCGGGCTGGGAAAGCTACACGCCGAAGATCGATAAAATCTGCTCGCACACGCAGGCGGATACTCTTTTGCCGACGAAGTACTTTACTTTTGACATCGCCCCGCCGAAGGATACCGTCCTGCCGAACGGAGGCGAAATCCAGAACGCAAACCTGGTCTCGGAATCGTGGGAAAATCAAGCGGTCACGCACGCAATGAATATTACGATCAGCGAAGACGACTTCTTGAACGACACCACCGGCGCACTTTTGCGCACGCAGAGAAAGGCGGGTCTGAAAGCCAACCGGCAGAAAGACTTTAACGGCATGAAAGTCTTGCTGGCGAACATCGACAAACTTTTTACCGTGGCGCACGGCAACCGGCTCTCCGGCGTGCTCAGCCTGGAAACTCTCGGCAAAATGGTAGAGGCTCTGGCCACGATGGAGACGCTCGGCTCGACCGCCGCCAACCCGGAATTTACCGAAGAAACCGGCCGTTTTCTGCTCGTACCTCCGGGACTTTTGGCAGACGCGCAGATCATCTACCGCGACACGAAATGCGACCTTATCGGTTTTGGCGACGTCCTGGAATCGAACCCGTACGTCGGGCAATTTGAACCAATCGGGATGGCGCAATTCGGCGCGAAAGTGCCGGGCGGAAGCGATACGCACTGTATCCTCGTAGGCGATCCGGCGAACGCAGCCATTTTGGACTTTTGCGAACTCCGGGGACAGTCTGGGCCGCGCGTCTTGCGCCTCCCCGCGCCGTCTCACCTGCTCGGGTTCGTCTATCAGACGACCTACCGCTACGGCTACGCTATCGGCGACTACCGCGGGGGCGTCTACCTCGACGGGCAGGAGTAATCCGGCCTGACTCTCAGAAAACTACAACTTCAACGAAAGGAACCTGAAAATGAGTGCAATTTATCGTACCTCCGGAGAAACGATCCCCTACAAAGCCGCCGCGGACATCGCGGAAGGCGCCATTGTTTGCATTGGCTCGCTCGTCGGTATCTCCAAAATGCCGATCAAGAAGGGCGAAACGGGCGCAATCTGTACCGTCGGGACGTTTGAAGAGGTGCCGAAAAACGGAAGCGGCGCGATCACCGCGGGCCAAATCGTCTATGTGAACCCGGCCAACGGGAAGATCTACTCGGCCTCGGCCTCCGGCTATATCGCTTGCGGATATGCGCTGGCCGACGCGGCAAGCACGGCCACAGTGTGCGACATCTACCTTGTGCCGACGGGCAACGCTGGCGCGTAACACGGCGGGGTGCCCACACACACGCCCCGCCGGGGGGAGGGACGGCTCCCCTCCCCCCTCCTTTTTTAAGGGACAGAATATGAAAAAAATTTTGTTTTTAGCCTTCTTTTTCTGCCTGCCTTTTCAGTGCCTCGCAGACCTTTACACCGCAAGCCGTGCGGCGATCCGGGTAACGGTGCCCGGTGCCATTGGCTCCGGTATCGTGGTTGGAAGTGAAGGTGCGTTTTACTACGCGCTGACCAATGCACACGTGGCGACCGCACAGCGGGTGAAGGTGGAATTTTTCGACGCTGGGAAAGTCACGGAGTTCACAGCTGAAACCGTCTTGCGCAATGAGGACGCGGACCTCGCCGTCCTGAAAATCGACACGCGCGGGGAGTACAACCCCGCGATCATTCCTATCGACCCGGCTTTTTCGATGAAAAGCGGGGACGTTCTGGCAACGTGCGGACACCCGCTGGGAGAAAGCCCCACACTGTATTTTGCGTCTTACGTCGGACAGGATACCACATATGGGATAAAGTTCACCCCCGCGCCGAAACAGGGGCGCTCCGGCTCGGCGCTTTTGGCGTCTGACGGCTCGCGGGTAGTGGGGATCATCTACGCCTACACGACCGACGCGGCAGGGCGAAAGATCGGGCTGGCGATCCCGGCCCGCTTTATCGCCTCCTTTTTTGGGGAAGCCCTCACCGGCCACAAGGTGAAGGCAAGCTGGGCAGTGCCGAAGTGCGACCGCCTGATAAAGCTGAACGCCGAAAGTAAAAGTATTCTGGTAAACAAACCGGAACCGGAGCCTCTCGGCCCGCCTGCTCCGGAGACTTTCTCACCCGGTACAGGAAGCTACGATCCCTCGGCTTTTTGGAGAGAGAGAAGCCCGGCGGGCTTTTTTGAGCGTCTCCGGCAAAGACAGCGGACCCGCCCGCGCTTTTTCATGCGCCCGCCGATGGAAGGCTCACCAACTCCGGCCCCCTCCGGTCCTGACGTGGACCAGAGCGGATACCCCGGCATCACGGATGACTCGCCGATCATGGGACCGATAGTACCGGTCCAGTACTCTTACCCTTTCCAGTATGAGCCGCACGCTGGGGCGTGCCCCGGCGGTACCTGCCCGACGACACCGAAAGCGAAGCCCGCGATACCGTCTACGCCCACCGAAAAATTTCCGCTTGAGATCGCGGACCCGGCGGACGCAGACGAACTTTCCGGATCCGGAAAGTTGCTCCCCGACCCGGACCCGGCGGAGGTGGCAAAGACCGTAGCGGGCGACATCGTAAAGCCCCTGGCAAAGCGCCTTGAAAGCGTGGAATCTGACGTCAAAAAGCTGAAAGAAGCTCCGGCACGCGCTCCGGCCGACGTCATCACGCGCCTTGAAAGCGTAGAGTCTGGCTTGCGGAAAGTGGAG